TATGCTCAAAGATATTCTGACAATGGAACTAAGAAAGAACAATTAGATGTTAGTGGATTAGATAATAGTGATGGATTATATTCTAAATATGATAAAAATTCCGCTATTGTTAGTGATGACTTATATGCTGAAAGACAAGATTTTATCAAAGTTAATAAAGATAAACTTAATAATTGTGATATAAAAGAAGAACAAGATTATTTTGATAAATTATATGAGCACCATGATTTTAGACCACAAATGAGTACAGATGGTGATAATATTATGACTACTGAACCTACTAAATATGATGAAGTTGAATATGATAATAGTATTAATAGAGAAATTAAAAGTGCTTCAACTATGGATTTAAAATATAAAATAATGCGTGAATTTAATAATGATGCTGATGATATTACAAACCGGGAAGATGATACTGAGAGTATAGGAACTTCTATGGTTGCTAATAGAGGTAGTGAAAGAGGAACAAAAACAGAACCAGATGTTCCAGTTGTTCCAGTTAAAAATGGCAAAATTAAAGTTGAAAGTGTTAATAATATTAATAAAAAATATGAAAGTGATAAAAATTATATGGATTTAGGTCTATATTTAATTAGTGGTATTCTTCTTATATTTATACTAGAACAATTTGTTCAAATTGGAGTTATGATGAGAGAAACAAGAGGTAGTGTTAAGGTAGGTGGAAATAGTGGTTATAGTTATCCTCCTGCTCCTCCTCAAATGCATCCTATGTATTATCAAAATGCCTATCCTCACTATTATCCTCCACCTGGTTCTCATACTGGTGGTTATCCTGGTGGTTATGGAATGCCTTCACCTGCTAGTGTAGGTAGTGCTAGTGTTGAGGATATATAGTTAAATCAAATTATTATCCTATATATTATTAATTATTGTCTATAAAAGAAAATATATTATTAAATTAAATATGACCTATTCTACTAATAAATCCAAGAGTAACTCTACTAATAAATCCAATAATAAATCTAAGAATAAATCTAATAAATCTAAAAGTAACTCTACTAATAAATCCAATAATAAATCTAAGAATAAATCTAATAAATCTAAAAGTAACTCTGATAAATCCAAAAGTAAATCTAATATTAAATCTACTAATAACTCTAAAACAAATACTAGTAAATCAAAAGTTAATAATAATAGGGTAAATACTACTGATGATAATATAAACTATGAAGGTGGTGGTATATTTGATTTTATTAGTGATTTTTTTGGTTATAAAGAAGAAAAACCATTAAGTTCTTATGATGAATACCAAAAAAATAAATATGAACAACTTAAAAAATATGATAAAATAATTTGGGATATTAAAATGAAAATAGAAGAAAATGGTAAAAGAAATAAAGAACTTATTAATACTAGAAATGATTATGATTTTGAATCAAATGAATATAAAGAACTAACAAAAAATATACTTGATAATGTAAATACAGAATATGAATTGCTTGTTAAATTTCAAAATATTAGCGAGGAACTTAACATATTGAGAGAAGGAGGTCGTGATTATAGTCCTTCATTACCAAGCAATATTGGTCAAATATCTTTAAATGGATATATAAATGATGCAAAATCTCCAAGAGACTTCTCTTACAAAAGCCGTTCATTAAGAAGATATCTTAGGAATGATACTCCTATGAATCAAATTGAAACTCCTTCTAATGGACCAAAAAATAAAGCATTAACAAATAAAAGATATAGAAATAATAATACTCGTAATAATAATAGTAGATATAGACCTAAACAAAAAAAATAAATATTAATTATTCTATAAATATTAAATTTTATTGATTTTTTTTATTTATTTTATTTTAATAATTTTAAATTAAATTATTAATTTAAATAAATAATGTTTAAAATTGATGATTTAGACAATAATAAATTACTTGTTGGGATTTCTATAATGATGTTAAATATTGGTAGTAGATATTTAGTATTAGATTTAAGTGAAAATACTAAACAAATATTACAATTAAGTATTATTAGAAGAATTACTTTTTTTTGTATATTTTATTTAGGCACAAGAAGTTTTAAAATGTCTGTATTATTAACTGCTGCGTTTATTATTATAAGTGCTGGTTTATTTAATGAAAAATCTAGATTTTGTATTCTACCAAAAACTAATAAGAAAAATATAAAGACAAAAGTAACTATGGAAGAATACAAACATGCTTTAGAAACTGTTAATAATTATAATAATGTATAAAAAAAATATATAATTATTATAAATAGATGATTCCTTTACTTAATTTTATTGCGGTTATCTTATTAATATTCGTTACTTCATATTTATTTATTGAAATGTATAATATTAAAATGTATCTTGAAACTAATGAAAATCAATTGAATAATTTAGTTGATGATATTAATCATAATAATGAGGTTCTTAAAGGTAAACTTGATGATAACGATGGTATTAATACTAAATTGAGTTCGGGAGATAGGGCAAATAAAATATATTTTAATATATTAAAAGATAACCCAGATATTGTTTCTAATTTGATTTTAAAAAGTTTGATAGTACAAAAGATTGAATGTGATATAATTAAAGATTATACTGATGCTAGAATAAAAAAGGAAATTGAAGATTTAATAAACTCCGATTCTATAAGCAACTGCTGGAATGAAGTCAAAGATAATACTGGTTGTTCTGGTGCATTAAATAGATATACACAAGGTAATACTGAATCAACTACTGATGATGCAAAACTAAATGTAATGTTAGACGAAGATTATAATTGTATGCCAGAAAGTACTGATTGTAAATTTCTTTCTGCTTATAGAGGTGAGTGTAAAGTGTAAAACTGATGAATGAAATTTACAAAATAAATTCTATAATTTTTATTCTAATAAATTATGATTTATAATTTATTTTAAAAAATAATTCTAAAAGATTTTTTATATTTTTATAATTTTTTATAATTTTATAGTAATTCTTAAAATTACTATAATTAGTCTTTGAAAACAACATTTGCTTATGTTTAGTTGCTGTAAGCAAGTCCGCCCATACCCGACATAACACGGAGAACATTGTAATTGACGGCATAGATATTATCAGTTGCTATAAGATCGTCTCCATTACTGCCTGTTGTAAGTTGAGCATTGTCAATTCTGGAGAAGTTGCAAGTACCAGAAGGTTGGTGTTCTTCAGGTTTAAGAGCAAAAGAGTAGACACTAATTTTTTTGGTCATTTGGGAAGTACGAGCTTCTGCGGAATTACCGTTGGTTACAGCAAAAACTTGAACGGTTGAACTTCCAGTTGAACCACCTCTAACAATAGTTGATAATTGAACTGGTGTTCCATTTGCTGAAGTTGGTGTACTTATAGGTAATGTTAATACACCTGCAGCAGTTGGTGTTACATCTGATGTTAATGTAGCAAAAAATATTGTACCTACAACAGCAGTACCAGTTCCTACTAAATTAAAATCTGCCGCTGTTCCTACTAATATTGGAACTATAGCTAATTGTAATCCTGCTTTATGTGTTTTTGTTGTCAGAGCATCTGCATTGTTATTAGCACAAGCAATAGTAAGTACATTAGATGCCATATGTACCGTTTCAGAACCAGCAGTCACCGCCGTCGCTGGTGCCGCATTTACATTACTGATAACAGCACTCACACCAGTTGGGAATGATTCAAGTGTTGTTTGTCTATCTAATGTAGTTATTTGAGCAGCACTTGGTAAGTTTTGTTTGGGGATAGCAGTGTGGTGGTCAAATGGTTGACGAAGTTGGAAGTATTCTTCTTCTTGAGCAGCAAAGCGGTCGTGTCCATTAAGAACAAGTTTAGCATTAGCATAAGCACTAGCAGAAGCCCAAATTAGTTCTTTAACTGGATGATTGAAATTCAATTTAGTTGTAGCATTACCAGATGCAGTAGTTTCTTGAACTTGTTCAATGAGATATTCGTGAGATACTTGGGCGAAACGACGACGTTCGTCAGTATCAAGGTAGATGTAATCGGCCCAAAGTTTTTTTTCAGTATAACTAGAATCACTATTTAAACTTAATTTAACTTTAACTTCATGATATTGAAGAGCAATTAGAGGAAGAGCAAGACCTGGATTTCTGTTAAACCAGAACTGAAGTGGAATTTGTAACATTTCTACACCAGAAGCACCGACAGTACCTATATCACCTTGCATTGCTTTAAGACCAATTGCTTTAGATTCTGGAGTAGATAATTCATTCCAAATTTGCATCCATTCAGCAGTTTGCTTATCAATTCTTTGACCGCCAATTTCAACTTCAGCACTATTTACAAGGTCAGTACCATGTTCACCAGATTTAACACCTGTAGATGTAACATACATTTTACCTACAAGGTCTCCATTTCTAGAGATAGTAGCTACTGTATTGCTACCAGAACCACTGAAAGTTTGTTCTACGCATTCCATAGCGAAGTTGGTGTGTCTTCGGTATACGACTTTGAAAAAGGTAATTTGTGGATTACCAGTAAGGTAAATATCTTGAGCACCATAGGCAACGAGTTGCATTAATCCTCCTCCCATTGTTTTATACTATATAATAAGAAAATAATTTTAAATAAATTAAACTCATTAATATAAAATTTATTACAATAAACTATAATAAATCATAATAAACTATAATAAATCATAATAAACTATAATAAATCATAATAAACTATAATAAATCATAATAAACTATAATAAATCATAATAAACTATAATATATTACCATATTTCTCTTTTATTTTAGATTTAAATAACTTCAATTCATCATCTATTTTAAAGTCTTTATTATCACTATTGAGATTTACTTTCATTCTAAGATTATATCTTTTATTATCTTTTCTTTTATCAAATATTAAAGTATCATTTCCTCTTATATTTTTAAGTGTGATATATTTTGGAAGTTTCTTTTTTGCTTCTGGATAAATATCTTTTTCTAAATCATCTACAATTTTATTAGCAGAGTTTAGTTTATCTATTATATCAATTTTATTAGATTTGCTGGATATCCAAATTTTATCTAATTTAGGATGTTTTTCAACTTTAAAAAATTCTCTATATAATTTTTTTTCTTTATTATAACATTCTTTATAATATACTACATATTTATGAAGCATATCATGAGTAATCCCTTCTGGAAGAGAACGGGCATTATGTTTTCTATTCCGTTTATCAGTATTAGTATTCTGTTGTGATTGTGTTGCCCATCTTAAATTCTCTCTTCTATTATCTAATTTATCTTTGTTAATATGGTCAACAGAATAATTATCATTTGGTTTCTCTTGAACTCTATTCATTATAATTGAATGTAAATAACCATATTTAGTATTTTTTATATAACCACCAGAACATTTTTTATTTTTTCCACCTTTCCATAAATACCAATTTACATTCAAACTTTCTATATATTCAATATCTTCATTTGATATTTTTGTTTCTATTTTAGATTTATCTTTACCATCATTGCACAATAATATTGAATAATTATCAGTCATTTTATTCCAGATAATTATTTTTTAAAAATAATTTTTTTTCAAATTTTAATTTTTTTATAGTAATTGTAAAATCACTATAATCTAATTTAAGTAAAGCAAGATTATGAAATTCTTGCTTAATTACTGTAAGCAAGATTATGAAATTCTTGCTTAATTACTGTAAGCAAGATTATGAAATTCTTGCTTAATTACTGTAAGCAAGACCACCCATACCCGACATAACACGGAGTACGTTGTAGTTTACGGCGTAAACATTAGTTTCATCACTACCATCTATACATCTAAGTTGAGCATTATCAATTCTAGAGAAATTACAAGTACCAGATGGTTGGTGTTCTTCTGGTTTAAGAGCAAAGGAATATACAGCAATAGAATCCGAATTAGTTACACCACCATGACCAGTATGATGTTGCCATATTTGTGTACGGGTAAAATATTTAGAATTACGTGCAGCAAAGCGATCATGTCCATTTAATACTAATTTCCATTCATTTGTTTCAACCGCAGTTGGTGTTGATGGTCCAGCGGTGGCGGTGGCAGAGTTAGTAACCGCTCCTGTCCAAATAAGTTCCTTAACAGGATGATTAAATGTAAGATCCATAGAAGAATTATCTGAGAAATTTTGATATTGTAATTGCTCAATAAGATATTCGTGCGATACTTGAGCGAAACGTCTACGCTCATCAGTATCAAGATAAATATAGTCAGCCCATAAAGAAGCATTAAGTGTACCATCTGCTGATGTTAAATCACCTACATTTCCAAATTGTATTGTAATTTTAACTTCATGATATTGAAGAGCAATAAGTGGAAGAGCAAGACCTGGATTACGATTAAACCAGAATTGTAAAGGAACAAAGATTTTTTCAAGTTCTACTACATTGGCATGTGTGTTGTATCCATTTACACCCCCCATACCAGACATATTTTGAAAAGTAGTTCCAGAAGTATGTACCGCTAATAAGTTACCAGTAGCATTAGTCATAGTTGAAGCTGCTCCGGTAGGATTAGATTCAGTTAGTTGAGACCATGTTTCAAGCCAATGTCCATAATGTTTATCGATTTGCTGTCCACCAATTTCACATGTTACTTCTGTGAGTAATGCAGAACCTGGATTGCATTGAATATTAGTGCCAGCGGTCATAGCTGTAACATCAGCTTCAACATACATTCTTCCTACAAGGTCACCATTTCTAGAAACAGTGGCGACAGCTTTACCACCAAAAGCAGATGAACCATTCATAGTTTGTTCAACAGATTCCATTGCGAAGTTGGTGTGTCTACGATAGACAACTTTGAAAAAAGTAATTTGGGGATTACCAGTAAGATAGATATCTTGAGCGCCATAGGCAACGAGTTGCATTAATCCTCCTCCCATTGTTTTTTTATAATATATATGAAGAAAATAATTTTTAATAAATTAAACATAAATTTATTAAAATTTAAAAAATAAAGTATATTTTTTATAAGATAATGTATGATAATAAAAGTATCTAGTTGCTATAAGCAAGTCCTCCCATTCCCGACATAACACGGAGAACGTTGTAGTTTACAGCAAAAACTTCATGACCTGTAGCATCGCCACCAGATTGTACAAGTTGAGCATTATCAATTCTAGAGAAATTGCAAGTACCAGATGGTTGATGTTCTTCTGGTTTAAGAGCAAAGGAATATACAGCAATAGAATCTGTATTATTTACACCACCATAACCATTATGATGTTGCCATACTTGTGTACGAGTAAAATATTTAACATCACGAGCAGCCATACGATCATGACCATTTAATTTTAATTTGTAATTAGCCGCTGTAAGTGTGGTAGGTGTAGTTGGACCATCCGCTCCAGGGGGACCGCACCATACTAGTTCTTTAACTGGATGATTAAATGTTAAATCCATAGAAGCGGCGGATGAACCAAACGATGCTTCTTGGACTTGTTCAATTAAGTATTCATGAGATACTTGTGCGAAACGTCTACGTTCATCAGTATCAAGATAAATGTAATCAGCCCATAAAGAAGGTGTCGTAGTCAAAGAACCAGAAACTAGATGTGCACTAAAATTAATTGTAACTTTAACTTCATGATATTGAAGAGCAATAAGTGGAAGAGCAAGACCTGGATTACGATTAAACCAGAATTGTAAAGGAACACTTAAATATCCTGGAGCAGTTGCGTGTCCTGCGGTGCCGCCAGAATGTGCCATTTTTTGATATAATGTAGGATTATTATCTGTCATACCAGCAGAACCAGCTGGATTGGCTCCGGCAGGGTTATTTTCTGTTAATTGAGCCCATGTTTCCATCCAAAGACCAGTATGTTTATCAATTTCTTGTCCACCAATATCAACAGATACATTATTAAAAACAGAACTACCATAGTTATCGTCATTAGTATCGGTAGCATTTCCTGCTACCCATTCTACGTACATTCTTCCTACAAGGTCACCATTTCTTGCAACAGTGGCAACAGCTCTTCCATTAGCAGTAGCAGAACCACTGAAAGTTTGTTCAACCGACTCCATCGCGAAGTTGGTGTGTCTGCGGTAGACAACTTTGAAGAAAGTAATTTGTGGGTTACCAGTAAGATAGATATCTTGAGCACCATAGGCAACGAGTTGCATTAATCCTCCTCCCATTTTTTATACTATATACAAAGAAAATATTTTTTATTAAATTAAACTTAAAATTAATTTTTACGCAAAATTTCTATATAAAGATTAATTTATTATCAAATCTTATATATGATTAATGATAATTTAAAAGGTAAATCTACTAAAAAAACTAAGAGAAGATACAATTATGAAAAAACGAATAATACATTAGATATATGTCATGAAAAAAAATTAGAAGAATTTAATAAAAAATATAATAGTATCACTTCTCTAGAGAAAGAAATAATAAAAATTGATAGAAATATTAAAAATGAAAATAAATCTAAGAAAAAAAATAATCAAAAAATATTTGATTTAAATCTACAAAAAAATAATGTTTCTAAAGAAATTAATAAAATTAATTCTAATCAAGAAGAAATTGATTATCTCCTAAATACTGGTGAAATACTTTTTAACTATTTTGACTCCGTTGAAAAAAATGATAATGATAATAAAGTCAAAAATATTAATATTATTGATTTCTTTAATAATAATGTTCAAAATATTAAATCTAATCAAGAACAAAATAGGTCTGATTTACTAGAAGATTATTTGGCATCTACAGATAAAAATTATATAAATAATAATTTAGTTTGTGATGTTGGTATTTGCTATCATTGTAATTCTAAAAATATAAATGAATTAAGTCATGATGGTATATTATTTTGTAATGATTGTAATACTATAGAATATATTATAACTGATAATGAAAAACCTGGATATAAAGAACCACCTAAAGAAATATCATATTTCAGTTATAATCGTATTAATCACTTTAATCTCATTGGAGTGAAACAGGAAGCGTTAAAAGCGTGGAACTTCCTAGTATTAATATTTATATATTAATGCAAGACAAACTCGTAGCGGGAACTTCCTTAGAGTCTTATCTACTACTTTATATTGGAAACTTTATAAAGGAACACGGTTAATTACCGTACCCAATAGTAAAAATGATAAGAATTGGATAATCCGCTTACCAGTATCTAAGTCCATTATGATAGGATATGATACGGTGTCAGAGACTGAACGGTTGTCGGTTCACAATGATGTACTAATCAAACTAAGTGAGCTTAAGGTACAGTCCAGCCTATAATGAAAGTTATAGGGTTTTTGCAATGAGTGGATTGCGCAATCACAAGGCAAAGAAACCACAGATATTCCAGAAGAGATTTTTGATAAAATCTATATGGAGCTTAAAAAAAATAAAGTAACTAATATGGCAACTCTTAACTATGATAAAATACGTGCTATACTAAAGAAAAATAAGATTAATAAATACTATGAACATATTCCTTATATTCTTAATAGAATAACTGGTAAAAGTACACCTCAATTAACTGTAGATTTAGAGGAAAAATTACGAGAAATGTTTAAACAAATACAAGGTCCATTTATTAAACATTCGCCTAAAAACAGAAAGAATTTCTTAAGTTATTCTTATGTTTTACATAAATTCTTAGAAATTTTAGGTGAAACTAAATATATTAAATATTTTCCTCTATTAAAAAGTCGTGAAAAACTGTATCAACAAGAATTAATCTGGGAAAAAATATGTGAAGAACTTGATTGGATTTTTATAAAATCCATATAAATTTAATAAAAATTTAATAAGAATTTAATATAAATTTAATAAAAATTTAATAAAGATTATATTATTTCTTATTATTTCTAATAGTTTTTGAATTTATATAAAATCTATAAGTTTTTATATAATTTATAAAAAAAAGTTTGAATAATTATTTATTAATTTTTATTATTAATTTACTTGGCGGGGAAGCCTACTAAGTTAGCACCTACACCGAGACCGGCACCAGTTCTAGCACTGGTTCCAATAGAAGGAGCAAATAGGTCAAGTAGGGAGAATGTTGCCGCAGCTACGAGACCGAGGCAAATTACATCCATCATATCAGATTTGCGGCCAGGCATTACCCATGCAGCAACAGCAACTACAAGACCTTCAACAAAATATTTAAGCATACGTTTTACAACTTCTCTTACATCAAGTCCGTTCATTTTTATAATATATATAGATAAAAAAATTTAATAAAAAAAAATTAATTAAAAAATATAAAGAAACGAATTTTTAAAAATTTAATAAAAAAATTTAATTAAAAAATTTAATTAAAAAAATTTAATTAAAAAATTTAATTAAAAAAAATTAAAATGATTTAAAAATTTATATCAATAGTTTTATTAAAATGTCTAAAAATATTGTTCCAGTTAGTGAATATGATTATTTAGAAGAAGATTCAGAAATTAGAGGACAAAAATATTGTTGTGTATCATTTATTTCACCAGAAAAAGTGTTAGATGATAAAAAAGTATTTACATTTACAAAATTTACAGAGAATTTTTGTAAGGATGTGAATGAAATGTTTCATAATATGAAAGAGAAATATCCAGATGATGCAGATGGTTTTCAAGCAATTGCTGATAGATACAGATTTTTATTTAATAAAAAACATATGCAAGATGAATATAAATATTTTATGGATGAAAAATCTGAAGAATTAGATAAAGAATTTAGTGAGCAAGTTGATTTTCAAACTAATGTTAGAGGTCTAAAAGTTAGAGGTTCTTATGATACTTTAAGAGAGGCACAAGTTCGTAGTGAGATTTTAAAGAGGAAAGATAAGAACCATAATATTTTTATTTCTCAAGTAGGTTGTTGGTGTCCATGGGATCCTAATGCTGACGATATTGATGATCAACATTTCGGTGAAGACCAATTGAATACTCTAATGAAGAAATACAGAGAAAATCAAGCACATAAAGATGAAATATTTGATGAAAGAAAACAAGAAATGATTGAAGCACAAAATGAAAAAAATAAAAAAGCAGATGAACAAAGAAAATTAGAAGAAGCAAATAAAGAAGATACTAATGAGATTATTGATGATGTTGTCCAAACTTTAGAAGATACTGTTGAAACTGTTGAAGATGTATCTAAAACAATTACAGATGTTGAAAGTGGAAATGTAGTTGGAGCAGTTAATGATGTAGTTAAAGTAGTAGAAGATGTTGAAAAAGTTGTAGAAGATGTTGAAAAGGTTGCTAAAGATGTTAAGAATGTAATTACTTCTAGTGGTGTAGGTGATGATAATTCAGTTCAAGAAAATTATAATAGTGAAACAAATCCAGAAGTTAATGAAAAAGTATTTGATGGTGAAGATCCATGGTTGAAATCTAAGAATGCTTCTGCTTCTAGTGAATCTCAAATTAATATAGAAAGTGTGGAAGAAGTAGATTAATAAATTTATAATAAAATATTAATTTATAATAATAATGAAGTTGTTAATATTATTAATGTTTTTTTTTGGAATTATATTAATACTTAATGGTATACATGAAGACAAAATAAAAGAAGCTGAAAAGAATGTTAAAATACAATATAGATTTGTTCCTAGGTCTTATTATGATGAGCAAGTATTCTCTAGTCAATTTGAAAGTAAATTTAGCACCTTATTTGATGAAGACCAAGATGAATGGTCTGCTAATCAAAGAGTATTTACTCCATATAATATTAATGATTTTGGTTCAGCTGTAATTGGTTCATCATGTATAAAAGAAGATTATGAAGATGACCCTAGAGAAAGAGAACTAATGCCAGATTATAGTAGAACTGCGAGATTGTGTTATCCTGGTTCTGGATTTTCTGGTTCTGGACCTATTTGTGATAATTCTAAAAAAGATAATGATAATATTATTAATTTAATTATGGATGAAATTTATAAAAAAGGAGGAATTTATGAAGAAGACGAAGTGAATTTATCACAATCTGGTATTGGATACGTATTAGCAAAAGTAGATACTATATTATTGTATATAAGCCAAAGAAATTATACAGATATGGATGATGTTACAGATTTAATAGATAATGAATTTGAAGAACTTAAAGAAGAACTTCAACGTAAAAATAATTGTATAGATGAAAATAATGCCCTTAATGAGAGATCTGAAGAAACTAGAGAAAGAAGTGCTAATTACAGAACTATACAAAATACAATTAATAATATTAAAACAATTAAATATATTGTGAACAATGTAATTATAAATAATATTAATTTAGGTTCTTTAAGTGTAGGAACTTCTGGTTCTAGAATGAAAACTTCTGGTTCTAGAATGATGGGAACTTCTGGTTCTAGAATAAAAACTTCTGGTTCTGGAATGATGGGAACTTCTGGTTCTAGAATAAAAACTTCTGGTTCTGGAATGATGGGAACTTCTGGTTTAGATACTGAAAGTGACACTGATAGTGATACTGAAAGTGATGATGGGGTAGGAAATGATTTTAGATTTAGTGCTAATGCGAAGTTAGATTTTGATGCAGATGCTAATTAAGATATTAGAGCTTAATAAATATCAATTAATTATTTTATAATTAAAAACTCTATTAAAATTTTATATTAATTTTTTTAAATTTATTAAATATATTTTAATAAATGGATATTAATAAATTATTTAAAAATTTTATTAAAGATGAACAAAATGTAGGAAAATTAACCTCTATAGTATCAGTTATAGTTGCTAATGTATTAAATATATTTTTGAATGTTGGATTAGGTTTAAATATTCAACAAAGTACTGGATTATCTATATATGTTGTAGGTAATTTAGTAGGTTATGTATTAGATTTATTATTTGCTAAAAGGAAATTATATATGAAAGATGAAAATGGAAAACCAAAATTAATTAAAAATTTTAATGATAGAGTTGTATTTTTATTATTTTCATTCTATAGTAAATACTTTTTTAAATTTTTAATTTTATGTATTATTGATACTGCTATAGGTCTAATATTGCTTAAATATGCTATATTAATGTTAGACAAACACAAAATTTTAGTAGATTTTAAATATAGAAATGTATTATTAGCTTTAATAATCCCATCAATCACTTTTGGATTATATGTAAATCAATTGAGATTTAATTGGGTATATGAATTTAAAGAAAATTTAGTACTAAGCATTATTATGTATATGTGGTTAACTATAATATTATTATTTACAATAAATATAAATCATGATGTTATGGAAAATTATGAAAATTTTGAAAGTATAAATAAAAGATTTAATAATTTTATAAAAAAAATTAAAGATGAGATTAATATATTTTAATTTATTAAATATGGAAAGATTTGAAACTGAATATAAAGGAAAGTTAGGGAAAAAAGATAAGGGTATAAATATACCATGTTTGGCATTTAAAAATAAAAAAGATTTAATTAAAATTTCTAAAGAAAATAAATTTAAAATTGATGAAAGTTTAAAATTAGATGATTATAGATTTAAATTGCTATTAAAATTTGCTAAAAAAAAAGAAATAGATTTTAATTATTCTAATATAGATAGTCGTAAATATTTAGAAACTATATTACCATGTTTTCCACAACCTATGCTATTTCTTGGTTGGGCAAAATATACAAATCAATATAAAAAAATATGTGATATGGTTTCAGTTGATATTAATAGTAAAGTAAATCCAGATATAACTGCTGATATTACTAAAAAAGATTTTAAAAAAAAAGTAAAAAAGATACATAATAAATATAAATCAATAATTAATAATGGGGTTATTGGTTGGGGTGTAAATCAACCTAAACAGATTATAGATTCCCTAAAAAATTGTAAAGATTTATTGACTAACGGAGGTTTTATGTTGTGTGGATGGAATGTAATGGCGTTTGAAGGTCATAAAGAAGATAGTACTATTACTATACCTATGATGAAGAAATATTTAAAAGAAGTAGGATTTAAAGACATAAAATTAATTTATAATTCTAATGATGAATGGAAACAAGCGTATATAATATGTCAAAAATAAATTTAATAAAAATTTAATAAAAATTATTTAATTAAATATTTCTATTTTTTTTTATAAAAATTTTTTAATAAAAAATTTTTTAATATAAATGTATAAGATTACTAATAATACAAATAGTAGTTTAATTAATAGTAATAAAACTAATAAAACTAATAAAACTAATGAAGAAGATTATAATGCGAATAATGTTAGAAACAAGATAGAAGATAGAGAACCATTTGCGGAAGGTGATGGTGGATATTTATATATGGAACCAAATGGAAATGTTAGGAAGGTATTTAAATCAAAATTTGCTTTTGAAGGTGAAAAAAATGTATATGAAAAAACAGCAGATATTAGTAATGTTGTTAAAGTTTATAAAATTTTAAATAGAAATATGCATATTATTATGGAATTTGTTCCATTTAATTTAGAAGATTTAATTATTGAAAAGAAGAACTCTATAGATAATTTTGATAAAAATAAAATAGTTAAAGAACTAATTCAAGGTGTTATTGATTTACATGATAATAAAATATATCATAATGATTATAAAGCTAAGAATATTCAAATAAAACCAGATAGTGGAGTTAGAATAATTGATTTTGATTTAAGTGATTTTGGAATAATCAATCCAAAAAAAAGTGTTGAAGAAATTAATAAATTAAAATATATAATTTTACAAATTTTATTTAAAGTAAAATATTATCCAGATTTTTATAAAAATAGAAAGAAATATCTAGAACAGATAGATGATGAAAAGTTTAAAAAGGTAATGAAATTTAATAGAGGTAATATAAAAGAATTACAAAATTATATGGCAAATGTTGATTTTAATAATAGTGGTAATATTTTTAATGCTTCTAAGTCATTATTAACAAATAAAAAAAAGATTTATTATTTAGAGAAACAGAATACTAAAAATGCTAAAAAAAATAATGTAAAAGTAGAAAAAAAGAAAGTTAATAGTAAAAACGAGAATACTAAAAAGCAGAATAATGTAAAAATAGAGAAGAAAAAAGTTAATAATAGTAATAATAATAATAATAATGATGATGATGATGATTTTCCTCCAGATACATATTTTTATGGTAAATTAACTAAGAAGATTAAAGATGTAGATGAACTTGTTAAGGTAATGAGTAAAGGTATAAAAAAATATAAAAGTTATATGAAAACAAAAGAAGGGGTTGAATTATCAAAAGAAGATTTAAAAAATACATTAGATGGATGGTTTGAACATGATAGTGATAGAGATAACTATTTTGATTATCTAGTTGATAAATCTGGATTATCATTTGATGCTATAAGTGATAAAATAATTAATGCTACTGATAATACTAAAAAGCAAAATACTAAAAAAGAGAATACTAAAAAGCAAAATACTAAAAAAGAGGATACTAAAAAGCAAAATACTAAGAATAATGTTAATAAATCAAAACTAACAAAAGAGATAATAGATAAATTCTTTAAAGAATTTAAATTTAAAAATGAAAGTGAATGTAGTTCAAATAGTTATAGTGCTGATTATTTTGTTAAAAAACCAGTATTAATAAAAACAATTAATAAAAAATATCCAGAAATTAGAGCAGAATTACCAAATGGTTATCAAAAGTTACCAAAAAGTAAATTATGTTCCGAATTATTTAAATTAAAAAAAAATTTTAATAAAAAATTTTAATTAAAAAAATTAATAAAAAAATTAATAAAAAAATTAATAAAAAAAAATTAATTAAATTTTTTTATATAAATGAAAAATTCAAAAGATGAAAAAAATAAATTAGTAGGTGAAGGTAATTCTGGAACTATTTATGAAACTAAAGATAATATAGCAAAAAAGGTATTCAAAAATAAAAAGTTTTTTGAAGCAGAGTTATCAATATTAGAAAAGATAAAAGGGTTAAAGCATGTTATAAAGGTTAAAAAAGTATCAAAAGAAGAAAATACAATTTATATGGAATTTGTTCCATATAATTTAGATAAAATATTAACTGGAAAATATGATAAAAAATTACATCAATTTAATAAAAAAAAAATAATGGTTGAAATTTTAGAAGGTTTAAAATCATTACATAATAGTGGAATAATTCATAATGATTTCAAAACAAAAAATATTCAAGTAACTGAAAATAGTGATATTAAGATTATAGATTTTGATTCAAGTGATTTTGGTTTAAAATCAATACCTAAAAGGATAGAAGATATTAACAAGGCAAAAATCATAATTCTACAAATATTAAATAAAAGAAGTTATAATCATGTTCTAAAAAATAAAGGTAAATATTTAGATGAAATTAAAGATGATAAAAATGTAATGGAATTTGGTAGAAATAATTTAAGCGAATTAATAAATTATGTTAAAAAAATGAATTAAATGAGGGAGATATCATTCTAAAATTGCGAATATATATAAAGTATATAAATTATTTTTAAGTAGTTTAATTGACCTTATAAAGTTCCAAAACAATCATTTAAACTATCAAATGCTTCTATACCACTTTCATCTATATTACCACCATTCATAGCATTCTCATTTTTATAATTTTTTACTATATAAAAATGTTTAGCTTCTTCACCTTCTAAGTCTTTACTACATTGAACCTTATTAAAGTTTGAGTAATGACCTTGTATTTCTTGTTTTATTGGTAATGATGTATTACAATAATTATTTACATTTGAACATAAACTATCACCACATTTTACTTGTAAATCTACCGAATTATTTTTATCAATGTCTATTGGATTTTCAAATAATTTTGATAGATTTTTATCAGCATCTTTTTCATATACATAATTATAAAGTTCTTTCATTTTTAAAGCATCTTCATCTTTCTTCTCATCTCTTTCTGGTTTTGGTAATGCTAATTCTAATGTATTATTACCATTAACACTATTTACTGCTTTCACCTCACCATTAACTTCTTCTACTTCACCGCCATCTTTAACTACTACTTGTTCTCCATTCTCTCCATTTAATTCATTCTTTCCATTTTTATTAAAATCTGGAACAGAACCATTTATACCAAATCCATTCAAATCTAAATCAATTAGTAAATTATTTATCATGAAATGAATAATCAATATTATTAGAACAAATAATAATGTATTTTTAATTACTGTTCCAAACATTATTTATATTTATTTACATTTATATTTTTTTTATTTAAATTTAATAATCCTATATTTAACATTAAATTTAATTGTTTAATTGTTTAATTATTTAATTGTTTAAATGAAATATTATATGAGCATTTTTTATAATATTTTAATCTTTTTTTAGATTGATTTATAAACATTGAGAAATTATCATTTATGTCAATTATTAAAGGGATATATATTCTATCTTCTGGTTTTTTCCTAAGTATTCTACCTACTGATTGTATTATATCACTTTTAGGTGTTGATAAAATTATTGTATCTAGTTTTGGAATATCCATACCTTCACTAGCCATACTAAAGGTTCCTAATAATATATCACAATCTCTTTCAGATTCACTCAGTTGTTCATCACTCATTCCACCTACATAAAATCCTACTTTATATTTACTATCCATATTATCTTCTACATCATCAATAACATCATCTAGTTTTTTTTTCAACTCTTTTAGATGATTTCTTCTATCACTTAATAATAGAATATTTCTATTTGGTTCCTTTTTTTTTATATTGTTTATTATATCTACTATAAAATCTATTCTTGGTTCAAAATTACATATATTATTAATCATTTTAGCCATATTTAATTTTCCAGTATATATTGTTTCTTCTTTACAATATTCTTCATCATCATCTTCATATTCATAACAACATACATTTACATCATCTACCTTCTTTTTATTTTCCTTATATACTATATCTCCTAGATGCCATTTAAAAACTTTTGATAATCCATCTTTTCTTGTTATTGTTGCTGATAATCCTAATGAATATTTAAAGTTCGTTTTAAATAATGCTCTTGAAAATACTTCTGCTGCAAAATTATGAACTTCATCACAAATTACTAAACCAAATTCATCAAATGTCCCTTTATCATATTCTTTCATAGATAGACTTTGTAAAGAACCCATTACTATATCTTTATCTTCTATATCTATGACTTTTGCTTTAATTAGACCAACACGAGCATCTGGTAAAAATTGCTCTATTCTTTCTTTCCATTGTTTTAGTAAAAAATCTTTATGAACTATTACTAATGTCTTTTTTTGTAATTTTGAAACTATATATAATGAAAGTGCAGTATTATGTGTTACTTGAAAATCTCCTAATAAATATCTATGATTACCATCTAATGTAAAACCATAATAATTATCAACTTCTTTTTTTTCTATCCTAATTCTTGTATTTAAATGATTTGCTTGTCTTTTTATTTTTTTTGCTTTTTTTCTTTCACATTTAACTGGTATTGTTTCTAAACCATCACCATGAATTTTTGTTCTATAATATGTTCCAATTTTCTTTTCTGTTTTATATATACAACTTTTCTCACATTTAGTTTTATAAGCAGCAAAACCTAATGAACGTGCTAAATATATTATATCATCTAATAATGTTTCATTTTTTTGTATTATATCATAACCACAATGTGATAAACTCCCATCAGAATCAATAATACCAGCAAGTAATTCTAAACGGATTTCACGAGTATTACATTTATATTCTTGAGGTATATGTTTATTATTAATTAATTTATGTTTTTGTAGCATATTTAATATTTTATTTTTGGATATTCCTTCTTTTGTTCCATTACTATCACATTTACGAATTTTAAGATCTAATTTTTTAGCATAATTTGTATAATAATCAATAACACATTCTTCTATGGTAGTAATACCAACATTTCTACTATTTCCATCACCTAACCAATAACCCAAAAAGTATGGTTCTAAATCTATTTCTCTTTTTGGAAAATCAATACCTACACGATAACCTAATAAATGACCAGCTCTACCATGATATGATTTAGGTAGATTTAAATAATCCACTAATGGAATATCAAGAATAGTTCCTTTTTTAATTTTATTTGACATATTTGTAGAATATCTTAAAGATAGTATATGCGATTCATTCACACTATATTTATCTCCTTTTTTTGGTATAACATCATACATCATTTCACGACCTCTCGCTAAACTTAAAACGTTTCTAGGTGTTGAATCATCTCCCATTAATTTATCACCAACTTTTATATCTTGTATTTTTTTGATACTACCATCATACATTATAATAGGAGTATTTATACCATGGCATTTACCACCGCCACAAAAAAGATTAATTAAACCACCACACCTTGTATTGTCCTTAACTGCCTTCAAAAATGATTTTACTGGTTTTATTTGATTTTCACGAAGATTTCCATTAAATTTTAAATTTATATTAATACCTTCATTTATCTTATTTTTATCTGGAACTCCAAATTTTTGTAATCCATAATATTTAGGTAAATATAATCTTTTTTCACTTTCTTGATATATTGGATAATATACATTATTACCATTTAAACTAAATGATGGTGATACTTTCGGTGATACTGTTAATTCTTTTTTTATATCGTTTATAATCTTATAATCATATTCTGATTTTAATATACCATAACCATTTGAATTTAATAATGTTTTAATCTTATTTTGTTTAATATTCGGTTTTTCATTGTTTTTTTCATTATTATTTTTAATATTATTTTTAATATTATTATTCATAATATTAATTTTAAAAAATATCTATAATATTTGAAAAATATCTATAATATTTGTAAAATATCTATAATATTATTTGTAATATTATTTTCAATTTTTAATTCAAACATATTATATTGTTAAATAATTTTTAAGTAAATTCTAAACAGTATCACTATCAACAGCATAATGGAAGTATTTTTTATCCCAATTACTAAATTGTCTATCTCTTAAATCATATAGAGATAAACTTAAATAAATTGCTAATATAATTATTAGGATACCATTAATTACATAACCAAAAGCAATTATACCATTTTTTTCTAAAATACTAATAACTACTATACATGCTACTAGAAATATTGAATTCACTAATAGATTACTTTTAAATTCCAAACTTTTAGTATCATAATATTTAGTTCCATATATTTTTTGATGTTTTAATTTTTCATTATGTAATCTTTCTTCTTCACGTTCTAATAATTGATTATTCTTTATTACAAAATCATGAAACATTTGTGTTCTATCTTGACCTACAAATTTTGTTATTTCTGTTATAATATTACCAAATAAATCTGATGAATATTTATCTATGTTATATGAAAATTGATTAATTATATTATCTAATATATAATTATTAAAATTTATTGATTGATAATCATTTTTAGCTAATATACCATTTCCATTTTTGTCGGAACTTCCAAAAGTATAATTACCAAATCCACAAAGATGTGCTGTATTATTTCTTTCAGCTTCACTTCTAAATCTTAATTTTCTTTCAACCAAAAATGGTATTTTAGTTCCCATATCATATTTACTATAGTAATCATTATTAAAATCATCAAATTTAGTTAATTCTATTTCTTGTGTCACACCATTTGGTAATTTCAAACTATTTATACCTCCATCACTAATAATTTCGCTATTTCTAATATAATTATAATCTAAATAAGAAGAACTCATTATTATTTATTAAAATAAATATTTTAAAATTAATAATACAATAAATAATAAATCATTTTAATTATTCATATCTTTTACTAAACTTTTATACAACTTTCTTGCTATTGCTAAAAATTTAATTATAAATATAACTATTATAATTACTAAATTTATAATTAACAATGAATCAATATTATTTACAGAAATTATATACATATTAAATATGATATATAGTATTACAGAACCAACTATAATATAAAATAGATTTCTATTTTTTTCATAATTTTTTTGAATATCTGTATTTTTTTGATTAAAATTTACAATTTTATTATTAATATTATCTATTGTAGTTTTTAAATCAGAATTTGTTTTTTGTGAAGCTAAATTACCAGAACCAAAATGAAGATTTTTCGTATGTTCTAATCTAAATAATTTAGCATTTTCTTTCAACATTCTTGATAATACATACATATCATAAATTATCTTATTAATAGAATATAAAAATTTCTCAACATTATCAGTTGTGGGAAAACTATTTATACCATTATATCGTAATTCACTAATACACTCTTGAAAATTAGTAGTGGTATCATTATTAAAACCAATATCTCTATTTGTAGCAAATGTGCTAGATGTATCGTTTTCAAATGTTTGTGATATTAAATCACTTGAACCAAAACTAGAACCTACATCAGTTCCTAAAGTATTAGAACTACTATTTTCTTGCTGTGTATCTAATAAAGATTTCATCAATAATTCAGATAAGAAATAATATTTTAAAATATTAACAACTATTAGATTTTTTACTAAAAATACTGTATTTTTAATATTTCTAATTTTATGTTGTTCATCATCACCACTTCCTATACTAGGTTCACCACTTCCTACACTATTAGGGTCAGGGTTATAATCTTCAATACCCTCTATATATGAAATAAAACCACTACTATCATCAATACTAGTTAATGTACCACCATTTATTGAAATAGTTTTTAAAAATTTTGATAAACTATTTTTATATGTATTATCAGTACCAGTTTTGTAATCATTTGCTAATATTGTATTATTACTATTAGTTTCATATTTACCATAAGCAATTAATAATTGGAATTTATTATTAGTATTATCATCTAATATTAAATGTGAATTTTCAATAAGAAAATCGTTAAACTTATTTCTAAATATATTAATATCTAATTTTCTTTTATAATATTCAAAAATATTATTAAGAGTTTTATTATTTGTTGTTACTTCTTGTTGTAAATCAAATATTTTATTAATATCCAATCTTTTATCTCTTATACTATTTGGATTAGTTCCCATTTATTAATATTTATATTAATATTTATATTAATATTTTATAAAAATTATGGATTTTTATTTGATTAAACACAATAACGATACAAAGAGTATTCACCAGACGTTTTACTAGGTCTTATAATTTTAACAATAGTATCACTTCTAATATCTAAATATCTACATACTGGGTCATTTTGTAATATTAAAGGTAAATTAAATTTACTTTTAAGAGAATATGCTTCCATAATTTTAGAAATCTCATTTTTATCAGTTATAGGTATATGTTTAGGAACTAATTCATGTTTATAAAGATTAAATAATAATTCTTTAATATGAAAGAATTTGATATCTATATTAAACTCTTTAAATTCTGAAAAAGATTTATTATTATTTGTAGTTAATTTTTCTCTGCTAATAAATATTATCTTTTTATTCGCATCTTCTTCTTCGCTTATATATTTTCTAATATCATTTATCTTAATTTTATTATTCATATAATAAATTGCCTTGAAATTATCATTTATATCTATACTAAATATTTGATTATCTTCAAATAGTTTAATAATCTCTTGTTCTGTTATATTATCTAAATAAATTGTATTTTCATTTCTATCTTTTAACATTTCCTTTAAAGTTTTTAGTGATTTTTTAAGCATATCATTAATATTTAATTGATTAGTGTTCATTTTAATTTATAAAATATTTTATTAATTTTATCTAATTTTCTAAAGTTTTATAAAATTTTAATCAAATTTTAAATGATTAGAATAATTTATAAAAAAAACTGAAATATATATATAGTTAGTAAAATATTTTTAAATAGGTTCCTAATGGATTTTAACCCTTAACTATCTTGAATAAAAAATTATATAAATTATAAATTATAAATTATTTAAATATAGCATATTAGAAATTTATATTAGAAATTTTATATAAATAATATATACCAATTTTTATATTAAAATTCATCATCATCATCAATAATACTATGAGTTATTAATGCTTTATCTGAAAATCCAGTTTTATTCTTATTATTTTTAACTAAATTTTTATTCATATATTTTAGAACTTGTTGTTTAGTTGGCTGTTTCTTTAGCTCTCCAGATTCTTTATACCAATATTTAAAGTCATTATATAATTCGCTGAAAGTAATAAATCCTCCATCTTTATCTTCTACTCTTTCTTCAATATAAAGTTTTAGTGTATCATTATCTTTTTGATAATCTTTTGTACATTTGAGAACTTCATTAGGTTCATATATTCCTTCATTTATATATTTTTTGTAATAGTAGATTAGTATAGACATAAAATGTTCTTTCCAGTCATCAAATTTCAATGATAATTCTGTATCTATCTTAAATTCATTTTTATTTTTAGGATTTGGCGTATCTGTAAATGTTGATAAGAATTCTATTACTCTTATTCTTCTCCATGTTCCACCATCATCACTAGGTATTGATGGTAAATGATTACATGTTAATACTAAATGAGCTTGTGGTTTAAATTCTATAGGGTCTTGGAATAATCCCCTTGCTATAATTCTATCACCACCAGTTAATTCCTTCATAAAACCTATATTCATTTTCTCATCTTCACTAGGTTCTTGTAACACCATAAACCGCTTACCTTTCGATTTTGCTAATTCACTATTTGTATCATTACTTTTAACTCTTTTTTGTGTTAATAGAGATACATTAAATTGACCACAATAATCACCAAACGCATTTTGGTAAAGCTCTATAATTTTAGATTTACCATTAGCACCAGTCCCAGTAAAGATATGAAATTTCTCACTTGTTATTTTACCACTCAAAAAACTTGAGAATAATTTTAAGAAATATTCTCTCATTTCCTCTTTTGGTAATATTTGACTTAAAAATGTTATTATCTCATTATTAATCTCATTTGTTTCATCATAAGGTAAATAATCAATATTAGTTGAAAAAGATATAAAGTCATCTGGATGACCTTCACGAAATTCATAGGTTTCTAAATCAAATACACCATTTTCAAAACCTATTAAATTACAATTTGAATCTAATTTATCTTCAAATTTCTCTTGATAAAATAATTCTGAACATTCTTTTAGATAATTATTCTTTTGAGTTTGATTTTTTAGTGTTGCTGCTATTTTACTATATTTATCTGCTTTTTTTTGTAACCTTTCTTGGTCATCATTATCTGCTGCTTGTGATGCTTTTTGTCCATAATCGCTTGATATTCTCATAAATTGCCTCCATACTTCATTTGACATTCTCTTTTTCAATACATAACCACTATCACTTGGATGCCATCTATGTTTTTTAAATTCATACCATGTATTTTTTTTAATACTTGTACATACAAACTCATGTTTATATATCTGATATATCACCTTAGAAACATCTGTATGGGTTCCAGAACATGCACACATAAGTAAGCTATGTAAATCATCTTCTAATATTTTTTGATAGTCTGTTGGATTATCTGTTTTTGCCCAGTATCTCAATGTTCCTATACCTAAATTACCATCTTTCATATGGTTCCATTTCTTTTCACATTCACCTTCTTGATATTTATTTGACTTTCTACTAAATTCAATCCAATCTTCTAATAATCTATAATCTATATTTCTCAAACACCAACCTAATTTTATCCAACTATCAAAATAATTACTTCTTTCTATATTCAAAATTTTAATTAATTTTTTTATTATCTCTATATCCATACTCTCATTCTTACGATGATTTTTTGAATTCTTTAATATCTGCTTATTTGTTAATTGATTTCTTTCATGCTCCATAATTGCTTGATTAAATTTATAATATTCTGTATCTGGATTATTTTTTTCAAATTTTAATTTTGTCTCTAAATATTTATTTCTTAAAGAAAACATTTTCACATAATCTTTTAAACTTTTTTTCTCCTTTATTTCTTTTAAGTTCTCATTACCATTTTTGTATTTGTAAACTTTTGTTATCTTATAAGGTTCTCTTTCTGGTTTCATAGAACCATGCATCATCCAATTATTCTTATTTATCACTGCTTCATCAAATATATCCTCTACACTATTCTCACTTTTGATTTCATTATCAAATATATCTTTCATCAAATCTAAACATTTTTTACGAATAAACAATTGAATATTCGGTTTAGTTACTACTTCTGGTATTATAATATGTATTCCATCCTTTGTAATATCTTTTTCTTCATCATAAAATGGTTCAGTTTTTTCTAATACATAAATATTATATTCTTCTAAATTAATATATTCATTTAATACTTTTGAATAAATATCAATTATTTTGTGAATGTGAGATTTTGTATATTTTCTATTCTGTTTATTTTTGAATCTAAAATCAAAGTCAATTAGAATTGGAGAAATTATCTTATGTTTTTCAGTTAAATACAATTCTTCACCTTGTTCTAAGAATTTAACATAGTTATCTATAAATTTATCATATTCATCTGCTTGTATATAATATGAACCATATGGATAACCGAGAGAAGTATGTGTATAATCACCAGTGCGCGCTGTCTTAAATTTCTTTAAATAATTATTAAATGTATTTATACTATTCTCTTTTTTATTTTTTTTAGATTCCATCACAAAATAATTAATATTTATGAATATTATATTCTTAACATAAATTAGTTTTAAATTTTTTTTCAATTTTTATTTGTAAATATATTTAATAGCAAAATCTCAATTAAATTTATTAATATTAGAATATTAATACTATCTACTATAAAAAATCAAAATTTATATTAAAATATTTATATTAAAATATTTATATTAAAAAATTTATATATTTTAAATAATGAGTTGTAGTCCTGATTTTGAAAAAAATAGTTATACATGTTATACTTTAGAAGATTTAAAAAAAATTGCTAATAATTATAATAAAATAGGAGATACTACAAATAAGATTGATTTTAAAAAATATAAAAGTAAGAAAAGTTTACATAATGCTATTATTAAAGCAAATTATAGTAAATGTGAAAATAATGAATTTTGTTGGTTAAAACAAAATTATATGACTATCAATAAGGATATTAATAATTTTTTAGTTAAATTTAGACCAGCAGCACCTAATTCATGGAAAGAAAATCCTACTAAGTGGTTAGATACTATTAATCTATTAAATGTTATGAAACAATATGATGAGAAATATAAAGACTTTAAATTCTTAGGTGTATATCCAATAGATTTTAATACTAAATTAAACACAAATAGATGTGTATCAAATACTATGTGTAATTTAAATATTAAAGATTTAGTAAAAAATAAAATTTATAAATTAGGTAATATATTTAATTTAGATAAACATTATCAAAGTGGTAGTCATTGGGTCTCTTTATTTGTAAATCTAAATCCTAAAAGTAAAAATAAAGGGTGTTATTATTATGATTCTGCTGGTGTTTCAGCCCCTTTTGAAGTTCGAAATTTAGTTAATAAAATTACACAACAATATAAAGAATTAACAAATCATGATTTAAAATTTCATCAAAATACTACTAGGCATCAATTAAAAAATAGTGAATGTGGTGTATTTTCATTATATTTTATGGATCAATCTCTTAAAAATATAAGTTTTAATAAATTTTTAAACAAGAAAAATCTCAATGATAATTATATGTTAGAATTAAGGAAAACATTTTTTAATATATTTTAACTATGTTCGTTTCCTCTCTAATTTTTATTTAACTGAAAACAATTTTGAACATTCGCTTTGAATAGTTCTTTCATTATAATTTTTATTTTTAATAAAATTTATTATTTTTTGATTAATATTTAATAAAAAATTTTTATTAGTTAAATTTAAATTTGAATTTAATAAAAAATTTTTTAAATGCTCTTCAAAAAATTCATGAAATGTTTCTATTTGATTTAATATTAATCTAAAATTAAATCTCTCCCATTTCTTTTTTAATAAATTATATTGATACCATTTATTATTTATATAAATTATATCATTCGTTCTTATTTCTTTTATTAATATACTTATAAATTCATTTAACTTTTGATATGAATTATCGTGTTTTAGTTCATTTATATGAGGTATTATCTTCTCACAAAATGATAATATATCATTTTCCATTTGTTTAAATTTATATTAGAAATTTTAATTAAAAAAATTTAATTTAAAAAATTTAGTTAAAAAAATTTAGTTAAAAAAATTTAATTAAATATATTTAATTAAAAATATTAGAGAGGAAACGAACATAATTAAAAATATTCAATTTCTAATTCTATTATATTATCATTTGTATTATTTTTATCATTTTTATCATTTTTGAAAGTGGGTATTTTATCATTTTTATCAGTAAAAGTGATTTCAAATTTATCAATTATTATAGGATTATTAAAATCTATTTTTTCATTATAAATTTTATTATCAAATATACATGCAAATTTATTATTTATATTCTCATTATTACTTGTTATAATATTAAAATCATTAATATTTAATAATAAATAATTAATATTATTTTTAATTTTTCTTATATTCATAAAAACATTTAATAGTTTTATAGAAACTATATTTATTATAGGTTTCTTTAAATCTATTACATATTTATAAGGATTTGGATATTCTGTATTATCTCTTTTTGAACTAGATAAAATAATAATTTGTTTTTTTGTTGGTGAAATATTTTTATCTAAATTTTCTGGTGAAATATTTTTATCTAAATTTTCTGGTTCTTCTATTATAGTTTCATTTAGAAATGGACTACCATTAATATCTGATAACATAAAACCTTCAAATTCCTTATTTTCAATAGAACTAATATTTTGATTGGTTGTAGTGTTTTGGTTGATTGTAGTGTTTTTATTGGTGTTAGTGTTTTGATTGGTTGTAATGTTTTGATTGGTTGTAGTGTTTTGGTTGGTGTTAGTGTTTTGATTGGTGTTAGTGTTTTGATTGGTTATAGTGTTTTGGTTGATTGTAGTGTTTTGATTAGTGTTTTGATTGGTGTTTTCCATATTTAATAGATTATCTCTTTCTGCCATAAGTTGTTCCATATTTTTCTGGAGTTTCTCTGGACTTTCATTTTCTATAAACTCACTATTTAAGCGTCCAGAATCATATTTTTCTTCTACATGATTTCGTTCACTTAATAAATTATCATATTCTTTTGATATATTTTTATTATTTACATTATTATATGTTCCATTTGATAAATTATTCATAACTTTATTATCATTATTGGTTCTATTATAGATAGTATTTTCACGATTAATAATATCTACATTTCTGCTTTTATCATTATTAGTAATGTTATGCTTAGATACTTCTTTTTCTAATATTTCTTTAATATTTTTTAAAGTAATGATATTTAGTTCCTTAGTTTGAAGCGATGAAGCAAATTTGGTTCCATAAATGAGTTTCATATTTTCAAATAATATTTCTTTAATTTTTAAATTTAAATTGAGTATATTAATTTTGTGAATATCATTAAAATAATTAGTGATATCATTATATAATATATCTAAATTTTCAACAGAAATATAATTAAAATTATTAATATTATTTCGTTCCATTTAAAAAATAATTTATAATATATATTTAAATAAAAATATGAATAATAGTTTTGTAACGGCAAATGATAGAAACTTATATCAAAGAGGAGCAAACCAAAACTTAAGAGGACTAAATACTCAATTTGGAGAGCATTTTGGTATCAATAATAAAATCGTTGATGACGATAAAGACACATATAAAAAATATGATGTTATTCCAGGTGGTCAATTAAAATCTACATTTATTAATAAACCTCATAAATTAGTATTAAGATTTATATCTGGCACTACTGGTACAACAAGTCCAATTAATATAACTCTTAATGAACCATTTAGAGATGTTGTAAGTGTTAAATTACTAAACGGATTTATGACTAAAGATACTTACGATTCTACTGGAACAACTTTAAGTAATGATACATCTGTTAATTTTATAACTATTAGTATTAATGAATTAAATAATAATTATAGTTCATCAACTGGAGATGCTTTATTAAATAGTTTTGCGACATTAGATTATGATAAGACGGTTACAAGAGATGATAACCCTGCTGATGGTGGTATTGAACCAAATAGACATGACATATTTAAAAATAATTTTGGAACTCATCAAGATATTAGATATTTTGACCCTCCTTTAAATTCATTAACTCAATTAAATATCAGAGTTTTTACAAATAATAGTGGTGAAATCACAAATACTGACGGAGATTTCGCATGTAAATTAGAATTTATGGTTGAAACTAAAGAAAAATTAAGAGTATATTAAATATTATCACTATAATTAATTAACTAAAATTTGAAAACCTTTTCTGTTAGTAATAACTCTTATCCATAATTCTAATTGTATTAAAAGATAAAAGATTAAAAGTTAAAAGATAAAAGATTAAAAGATTTATATATTTACTTTATAGAATAACATAAACATAATGGAAACTATTGATTACATTAGTGCTATGGATAGTACTAAAACTGGTGGTATGGTGGATTATGATAATTGTTTTACTGAAACACAATTAATTTCTATAAAGTATTATGAAGATAAAGAGAAATATAATGAATATTATAGTATCTTAGAAGAGTTAGAAAGGATTTATTTGATGGATAATCATTTTGGAGATTTGAATAGACTTTATATGAATGGTGTAGATATCCATTTTGAAAATCTAAAATCTTATATATTAAATAACAATATTATTGGTATGGTATTATATGGTAGTGATATTAAAGATGTGTTTGATGTCATGATTGCTGATGTTCAAGATATTGAAAATAACTTTATAGATGATATTTATCATCTAACTATTAAAAGCATATCAAAAACTATATTAAATGACTATCTAATGATAGAACATAATTTAGACATTTTATGTGATATTGCTAATAAAAATAATGAGATAAAAGACTATGACGATGTTTGTGAAAACTTTAAAAATATATAAATAAAAAAAATATTTAACTAAAATTTTTTAACTAAAATTTTTTATTAAATTTTTTTATTAAATTTTTTAACTAAATTTTTTATTAAATTATTTTATTAAATTTTTTTATTAAATTTTTTAACTAAAATTTTTTATTAAATTTTTTATTAAATTATTTTTTTACTAATCTTAAAACATATTTATTATCATTATTTTTTAATAATAATCCAACAAATTGTAAAGTTTTAAATTTATCATATTCATCTTTATCAAATAATTGACCAGTCATCATTTTATTGGTATTAGAATTCGCATTAGAATTAGCTTTTGAATTATTTTTAGTTTCATCATATAATATCATGTATTCTTTTTCTTTTATTTCAATTTTATTTAATTCTAATTTAATTTCTTTCTCTCTTTGTTCTTTCATAAATTCTAATTCTTCATTTTCAATATCATTTTTAACTATTATATCTTTATTATTAAGATTAATTGGATAATTAAAGCATTCTACATCATTATGATTTTTTTTATGAAGGGTACAATCAACAGCAGCAGTTTTCATAAGATTTAATACACCATTCATAATATCTTCTTTTTTCTCAGCAATATTATTAATAACTTGGTCGGTTGTTAAACCTTTATCTAATCTTTGTATTTTTCTATCTTTTAGCTGTTCTTTTGAAAAAGCAGATATATACCTATAAACATCAATATTTCTTTCTGCTTTAGGTAGTGCTAAATGAGAACCAGTTCTTGCTGCTCTACCTATTACTTGATTAGTTCTAACCATATTCCAATAAGGTTCAACTAAATGAACTTGTCTCACATTTTTTAATGATATACCTTCACTACCAGACTGTGTAATCATCATCACTTTAATTAAAGAACCTCTTAAATTACCATTATTAATTTCAGTTTGTTTAGAATGTATTTTATCTAAATCTTTCAATATTTCTTTAGGAATATTATCCATTTGGTTATTAAATATATCCAATAGAACTGATGTCATTTCTTTATCACCAGTAAATTCAGCAAATTTTGGTTTATTATAATCATCTTTATCAATATCTAAAACGTATGTATTTTTTTCTTTCTTTATTTTGAATTCAGCATAACCATTTGCTTCTAAAATCAATTTTAGTATTCCTATACCTTCAACAGTTCTAAATTGTGAGTAGATTAAAGCACTTCCAGAAGATTTATTAAGTAATTGTAAGATTTTTAGAAATTTAGGTGAATACAATTTTAAATCATCAACTAAATATTGCTGTTTATTATCATTTAATTCTTTAAGTATTTCTTTAATCTTTTTCATATAATCATCTTCATTATAATTTTTCTGTGAATATGAAGCATCTGGTATATTAGAGGTATCTGGAGGAACTACCTTTGAACCTTTATCTTTATTATCTTTACTATCTTTACTATCCATTTTAAGTAATCTACTTTTAACCTTTTCATGATACTCATCAACAACATCCATATCACTTAGTAAAAGTTTTAGTTTGCTTGGATAAGGTCTTTCAATTTCATCTGGAAATGTAAAATTACATAATGCTCTTGAAAATGCTTTATAAACTTGATTAGCATCTGAATCTTTTTTAAATCTTTTCTCCTTTCTAATTTCATCTTGCCTTACATCAACATATTTTTTAAGTTGAGAATCTGATAGTTCAACTTCTACAACTTCATTAGTTCTAATTTCTGGAAATAATTCACTATTACTATAAACAAAATAAGAGATTGAACCTAATATTCTACGTATTAATAAATCTTCATTTTTTAATTTATTATTTTCATCATCTATAAATAATTTATTAAATTTTTTTTCACTCGTAGGTAATGGAGAAAATTCTTTTGCTTCATTATCTATATTGAATTTAAAATCATTTTTATTTAATAAATCTTTTAAATCTTTTAAATTTTTACTAATATTCTTATTATCTTCATCTAATGAGAGTTTTTTATCTTTAGTTTTAGAAAATCTTAAAGGCACTAAATTAAATAATAATTTTTTATCTAAAGCATCAAATGTATAATTATCTACATATTTAAAGTTTTCAACTAATCCTTCTAATTTTCTTATCTTTTTATCATCTAAATTTTCATTTGTTTTTAGTTTGTATTGTATTGAAGGTCTTTTAATTAAATTAACTAAAAATGCTAATTCTAAAGGTTTATTTATTAAAGGTGTACCAGATAGACATAGTAATTTACAATTTTTAGCATAATAAATTAATTCATATATTTTTTCTCCTATTTTAGAACCATTAATAACTCTGGAAATAAAATTATGAACTTCATCTATAATTACTAAATTATTATCAAAAGGATTAATTGTATCATCAAAAGTTAATTCATTCAATTTCTTATTATTTATACCATTATAACGAAGTATATTATATTTTTTTTGAATAATATTATATAATTGTCTATTTATTTGTTCTTGTTGTTTTTCATTGTATTTTTCATAGTTCGATTTTTTATTAGGTACAGAGAACCAAAATCCACCATTTTTATCATAAATTTTTTTATCAATTATACCAAGGATATTTGATTGTATGTTAGTTTTACTAATTTGTTTATGATGTATAAACTTCCAATTTTGTTTTAATGAATACATAGAATGACCGCATTTTAATACTTCATTTACATAATTACTTTCTAATGATGCTGGAAGCATTACTGTAGTTTTCATATTAGATAATAAAAGTTCAGCAGTTGATATAGAAGCACATGTTTTACCTACACCTAAACCATGATATAATAATAAACCTCTTGAAGGAGCGTCATATTGCATATAATCCCTTACAAATTTTTGATGAGGAAATAAATCTAATTTATTATTATCACCATCATCTAAATCATTTTTACCTTCTTCTTCTTTTTTAAGTTCATATTTGTTAAATATTTGATGAATACTTTTTACATATCCAACACGATTAGGAAGATACCAACTTGAAGAAGTTAATTCTGCTTTATTATTTCTTTCATCAGTATTTTTAATGTAATCTAAAATCATATCTATAATTTCTTGATTACTGGACATTATTATTAATTATAAATAATAAATTAAAAAAATGATTCAAATTTTATATAATTTTTTTTTATATAAATTTTTAATATTATGTTCGTTTCCTCTCTAATTTTTATTAATCATTAATATTTATTAGAAAATATGGAAATAATATTAAACCATTAATATTGTAATTCATGTTTGATTGTTTTTCTTCGTCGTTAATACTAATTAAATCAGTTTTATCATTCATATCATTCATATCATTCATATCATTCATATCATTATTTACTTTATTATTAATATAGTCATAATAAGATAATAAACCAAATATTAAAGTTATACTAACTATAAAATCTGTGAAAAGTAAAGAAGATGTTTTATGAAATCCTAAAATATTTAATATAATAATTATCATGAAAGATAATAAAAAATCTATTAATAAATTTTTAAATCTTAATGGATTTTTTTGAATTAATATTAATTTTTTATATAAAATTATTCTAACTCCTTTAAATATTATAATTGGTAATAAAAATTTTTGTATTAATGTTTCATCTACTAAACTTTTATTAAAATCTATAGAATTGTATAGAGATTTTGATTTATATGGATTACCACCACCTTGTATTAGGGATTCATCATTTGTATTATCATCACTATCACCTTTATCTGTTAATAATTCAGTAAATCCTTTTATTGCTGTTCCTATGAAATTATATGATGAGAATGTATATTTTATGAAACCATTCTCATAATTTTTATAATTTTGTAATTTTTGTTTTAATTTTTCTTCATTTTCTTTTAATTTTTCTTCATTTTCTTTTAATTTTTTTTCATTTTCTTTTAATTTTTGTTCATTTTCTATTAATTTTTGTTCAATTTTTTCTGATAATGATTCTAATAAATTTGTTTTTTCATTATCTTTTAGTTGAATATCTATTATATTGTTATCATCATTTATATATAAAGTAATAAAGTCATATTTATTTTCTTCAATGATATTTTTAATTTTAGTTTTAATTTCTTCAATGATTTTATAAATTGTTTTTTCAAATCCAGATACATTTATATTATTCTTAACATAATTATCAGGAAGGAAATTTTTTAAAGCATCGATTTTTCCTTTTATTTCTGGTATTATTTTGTCCAATAAATCTTTTAAAAATTTTTGTATTCTTTCATAAAATTTCAATTCTATTTCATTTTTTAATATTTCAGCTTGAAAATTAGTTTTACTAACTGGTGAAATTTTTTCTTTTCTTTCTTCATTAATTGCAGCAATTTCTTCAATTTTTGTAGCAATATCATCATTAATTGTAGCAATTTCTTTATCAATATTATCTAGAACAATATTTTCTATTTTTTCATAAATTTTAGCATCAATTTTTTTTTTAATTATCTTTATTTCTTCATCTGTATTTCTTATTGTATTTATTGTTAAATTTTCTTTTACACTCTTTTGTTTATTCACTTTATGATTTTTTTTAATTCTATTTAAATGTATTAAATTATTAAAATCTTCTTTATTTTCATTTTCATTTTTAACTTCACTATAAAGTTTTTCATATTCTTTTTTATTGTTATATAATTCATTTAGTTTTTTTTCTTTATATTCGTTATCTTCTAATCTATCTTTTAATCTATTTTTTTTTTTTTTTAATTTTTTTAAATCTTGTTCTAACTTTTTTAATTCATCATCTGATAATTTTATTTTTTCTTCATTTTCTTTATTAGCTAAATCTTCTTTACTTAGTTCTTGGTTTCTTTCTTCTAAATTAGAAATTAAATTTTCTATTAACTCTATACTTATTGTTAAATTATTTTTATTTTTTTCTAATTCTAAAAAATTTTTCAAATCTTCATATTTTTTTTTATCTAATTTATAAGCTTTAATATTGGGTACCGAATCTTGTGAAGAAACAGATTTTAAAGAACCTTGTGAAGAAACAGATTTTAAAGAACCTTGTGAAGAATCATATTCTAAAGAACCTTGTGAAGAATCAGATTCTAAAGAACCTTGTGAAGAATCAGACCTATTAGAAAATCTATTAGCTCTTCTAGATGGTACAAAAGATTCATTATTATTAAAATCATGATTTATAGGATTCATCAAGTCCAACAAGTCATTCATGAGCGTAGGCAGCTCCTTAGGGACAGGGTTAGGGTCAGGGACAGATACTGAATTAGATTCTATTAATTCTATTAATTTTTTTACTTTATTATAATACTTACGTGATGTAATTAATGCTAATTGTGGTGGTGGTGCTGGTGCTGGTGCTGGTGTTGGTGCTGGTGCTGGTGCTGTTGCTGTTGCTGGTGCTGGTGCTGGTGCTGGTGCTGGTGCTGGTGTTGGTGCTGGTGCTGGTGGTAGTGGTTGTTTAGTGGGAGATACTGGACTAGATTCTATTAATTTTTTTACTTTATTATAATACTTACGTGATGTAATTAATGCTAATT